TGCCACCCAGGGCAGCGCCCGTGGCCGGCCGCAGGTCGTTCTGTCTACTGCGCACAAACTGGATTTGGCGGCGGCCCTCTTCAAGTACCTGGCTCCGATCCTTGAGGCCAAACTGGGTGCCGAGGTGTCGAGGTCTTATGGTCGCCAAGAGTTGACAATGCCGGACGGGTCGGTGTGGATCGTCCGAGCCGCAACGCCGCAGGCGGGTCACGGGTACAGCATTGACCTGTGTGTGGTTGACGAGGCGTGGAGCGTCTCCGAGGAATGTGTCGATGAGGGTTTTGCGCCGGCGCAGATCGCCAGGCCTAATTCGCTGCTGGCTATGTTTTCGACCGCTGGCACCACGGCCTCAAAACTGATGTTGAAATGGCGCGAACAGGGGCTGCGGCAGATCGACAGCGGCGACCCAGGGCCGCTGTATTTCGCCAGTTGGGAACCGCCGCCTGGTATCGATCCGATGACGCCCGAAGCGTGGGCATACGCCAACCCGGCGTTAGGCCGCCACATCACCATTGACAAGCTGCGCGAAAAAGCCAAATCCCCAAACCGAAACGCCTTTCTGCGCGGCCACGTCAACCTCTTTACGATTGCGTCAAACGCTTGGCTTGAAGCCGGCCTATGGTCAGCACTCGAGGATGACCAACAGCTGCCGCCGGGCGGCGTCTTGGCTGTCGACGCATCCACGGATGAGTCACGATTCATGGCCGTCAGGGCTGTCAAAACGGCTGACAAAATCAGCTGCCAGGTCGAATTTAACGTCGATACCCAGGCTGAAATGTGGCTGGAAATTGAGCGCATCATGGCCGACCAGCCACGCCTACAACTCGCCATTGCGGCCAGCCTTGACATTCACTGCCCACCACACCTCGAGCGCCGGCGCACGATCGTCGGCTACCGGGAGCTGCTCCGCTGGACATTGGCCGTGAGGTCATTGATCGTAGAAAACAAAGTCGGCCACCGCGGCGAAGCCAGCCTGGCCGAACACGTTGAGCGCGCCGTCATGGTCAAACACCAGGGCAGTTTGGCCGTATCCACGACCCGATCACCCGGCGACATTACCCTGGCGCGCTGCATGATTTGGGCGGTAGCCCTTGAGTCGAAGCCGGGGCAGATCGGCAAACCGATGCTGGTCGTGACTGGCTAGTAACCTGCAAATGGAATCTGCTGGCGTCTCGTCGGGATTCGTCGGCAGATTCCACCCCTACCAGCCGGCAAGGTGGCACACTCTCAACATGGCGATTTTCAACCGGGTCAAAAAAGCGGCCATCAGCACTGCGCCCGTCAAGGCCGCCGCTGCCGGTGCACTTCAGCCGTATGGCGGAGCCAGCATGATCGGCCAGTACTACTCGTACCAAGAGGGTGAGCTGCGCAATCAGTTCATGCAAATTCCCACGGTGTCACGCGCCCGTGATCTTCACGCGTCGATCTTGTCGACCATGGAATTGAAGATGTACACCGAAATGTGGAACGGCGAAGAAATGGAAGAGGTCTATTTAGCGCCGCGTTCCTGGCTAAAACAGCTTGACCCCGAAATGCCAAACAGCTATTTGTGGTCATGGATTCTTGACGATCTGATGTTTTTCGGTCGTGCGTTTTTGTACATCACGGCGCGTACAGCTGACGGCTACATGGCGCAGGCGACACGCCTGCCGGCCGGATCGGTTACATCCGAGGACATGGCCGGCCCGGTGTGGTTCGGCAAATCAAAAATGCTGTATTTCCAGGGCGGCATGCTGAACACGGAAAACGTGGTGCAGTTCATCAGCCCAATCCAGGGCATCATTTACAGCGGTACCAACAGCCTGCAAACCGCACTCAAAATTGAGGATGCGCGCAACCGCAACGCCTCGAGCGCTATCCCGGCCGGTGTTCTACGGCAAACCGGTGGCGAACCATTGAGCGCCCAGGAATTAGCCGACATTGCGACCGCGTTCAATACCGCCAGGGCGACAAACCAAACTGCCGCGCTGAACGAATATTTGACATATGAACCGTCAACCGCAACACCCGACAAAATGCTGCTGATCGAGTCCAGCAACTATTCGGCGCTAGAAATGGCGCGTGTTTGTAACGTGCCGCCATACCTGGTTGGCGTCAGCACAGGCTCATACAGCTACCAATCGAGCGATCAGGCGCGCCGTGATCTGTGGCTGTTCGGCACCAGCGTCTACGCCCAATGCATCGAGGACACTCTCAGCCAACAGCTGCCCCGCGGCACCTACGTCGAATTTGACGCGGAGGATTACCTCGAAGAATCAAGCATGTCAGCTGACGTGCAACCCCAAAACATGCCCGAAGAAAACACACAAGAGGAACTCGCATGATCCGATTCACTGCCCCATCCGTCACGATCGAAGCCGCACCCGGCGAAGAGTCCCGGGTCGTGTCCGGGGTCGCCGTGCCCTATAACGAAATTGCGACCGTCTCGGACGGCTCCCAGGTCCGGTTCGCGCCTGGCTCCCTACCCGTTGACGGCAAGCCGCCCAAACTGTTCATGTACCACGACGCCAGCCTCGCCGTAGGCGTCGTCACTGATCGGGTCGAAACAGACGCCGGCATGCTCTTTTCCGCCAAGATCAGCCGCACCGCACTGGGTAACGACGCGCTCCAGCTCGCCCTGGACGGCGTGCTTGACTCGGTATCTGTCGGTGTCGATCCGGTCGAATACACCGTCGAAGCCGAAAGCGGCGTCATCACCGTCACCAAAGGCACCTGGCTCGAGCTCAGCCTCGTCCCAATCCCCGCGTTCTCGGGCGCTACCATCGACACTGTAAAAGCCAGCATCCACCACGACGCCGATGGCGTCAGCAATAATTCAGACAACACCACCGCAGAGGAGTCACAAGTGGAAGAAACCGCAACCCCCGCAGCTGCACCGGCCGAAGAAACCATCGTGCCAACCGCACCGATCTACGCGCAGGCAAAGCGTGAATACCGCATGCCGAGCGCAGCCGAATTTTTGGCAGCAATGCACATCGGCGGCGACACCTGGCGCAACATCAACGCCCAATACAAAGAAGCCGCAAACGCGCAGCGCACACCGCTGCAAGCCGCCGCGGGTGACGTTCTCACCACTGACACGCCCGGTTTGCTTCCGGTTCCGGTGCTCGGCCCATTGGTGCAGGATCTGAATTTCGTGCGCCCGGTCGTGAATGCCGTTGGGGCACGCGCCTATCCAGACGGCGGCCAGCAAAAAACGTTCATTCGGCCGACAATCACGACACATACCTCGGTTGCCGCCCAGGCTGCGGAACTTAACGCAGTCAGCGCAACGACGATGGTGATTGCATCAAACTCGGTGTCCCGCACCACCCTCGCGGGTCAGGTCACGCTGTCGGTGCAGGACATCGATTTCACGTCACCCGCAGCCATGCAGCTGATCCTCAACGATCTCATTGGTGAATACATGATCGCGTCGGATAATTTCTGCGCTGATAATTTGCTGGCCGCCGCGAACTCGAGCGGCGTGTGGGACGGCACCGTTGCCGACCTCATGAAGAGCATCTACGACGCAGCGAATGATGTTTCGAGCGGACGCAACTACATGCCGACCCACATGTTTGTCAGCGTCGACGTATGGTCGCAAATGGGCCAGCTTGTTGACGGCTCAAATCGCCCGGTGTTTCCGTTCATCGGTGCCGGCCTCACCGGCTTCAACTCGATTGGCTCATACGCCGCAACCACCTGGGATTCAACCCCGCTCGGCTTGCAGCTCGTCGTGGACAGCAACTTTGCTGCCAAAACGATGATCATCACCCGCGTTGGGACTGGCGTCGGTGACGCGTTCGAGTTCTACGAGCAGCAGCGCGGCGTCATGTCGATCGAAAAGCCGGACGTTCTCGGACGCACCATGAGCTACCACGGCTACGTTTCGACGTTCGCAGCAATCTCGGGAATGATTCGCAAGATCACCCAGGCATAACCCGAAAGGCAGGCCGCAATGGCCGTCTACTCGGTCACATTCAAGCAACGCGTCGACAACTACGGCGTAGTGCAGACCCTCACGAACACGCCCATTGAGGTCGGGCAATCGATCACCCTTGCCGGTGTCGGTGACGGCCTCGATGGCACGTTCGTCGTTTTGGCGCAACCGGCGCACCAGTTTGTTGGCGTCGACACCCAGGGCAATCTGCTGTTTGACCTCGAATTTGAGTACCCGAACCAGCTGCTGTTTTACGACGCCGGCGATGACGTTGACCGGGTATCGATCATCCCGCCAGGCACCTGCACATGGAATCCGACATGCACCTGGATTACCGCGCAGCAAATCCTGGACTGGCTCGGCATCAGCGTCGCCACAGCTGGCGACCAGGCCTTTGTCACCCAATGCGCCTCAGCCGCAAATGCGTTCTGTTACCGCCGCCGCCAAGAGGCCGGCTACCTGCAAGACAGCCTCACCACCAGCCCGTCAGCTGACGTGACCCTTGGGACAATCCAATACGGCGGCATGCTGTACCGCCAGCGCGGGTCGATCTCGTCCTACGCCGAGTTTGACCAGGTGGCCGCCAACGCCGTTACAGGCCTCTCAGGCGTCATCAAACAGCTGCTAGGCGTCGACCGCCCACAGGTGGCTTGACATGACCGTACAGGCCTACACAGACCTGTTTAACGTCACGCTAAACAACCTGGCCAGCACCATTTCGACGCGCACCGGGCTGCCGGTCGTGACCGACCCTAGGAACCTGCAACCCCCTTGTGTTTTCCTGGACGCGCCACGAATCCAGGCATGGTCGAACAACATTGCAAAAATGGAGTTCCCGGTGCG